TAAAAAAAAAAACGACTTGATAAATAGAGATTTAGACTCTTATAGAGAGTCTAAAAAGCAAGACGTACGAAATGAAGTAAAGAAGGGATGGGGTAAAAAATGAAATTAATAATAATGTTAATGTTTAGTGTAATAAGCATCATTGTGATAATACAGTGGTGCAATGTAGTATTAAAAAAAGGAGGTAATTAATATGGACTGGATTCAAAAAACGGAGAAGTACTTTCGTAAAAAAGACGAAATATATAATAAAAGAAGTAAAATAATAGACGATATGTTGACAAAATATAGCGCTAGGAGTATACGAAAATTAAATCCTGATAAGATGACTACTAAGGATTTAGAACTACTTAAAGAAACGCTTAAACGACATGTTTATAACCCAGAAAGTTTTTATACAAATTTATGGAGGTGATTAAGATGGAAGTCTTAAGACAGAGGTTTTGGAAGATTAGAAGAAAAATTTGCTGGCTGATGAGTCAGCAACTGTACGTTAGCAAGAAAGAATATTATAAATTAGAAATGAAAATAATTAGACTTAAAGAAATCGATAAAAAAATAACTGACAGAATGAGGAGGCGTAAATATGATTGACTTTTTAATAATATTAATAACAATTGTGACTGTTTATTTTATTATAATATTATATTACGAATTAGAAAGGAGTTTTAAAAAATGACTATTTATTGCAAAAAACACGATATTGCAAATTGCGAAAAATGTTTTGGTATACAAAAAGAACAAGTGTTAGATACAAAATTATTCAACGAATGTAAAACAACAGCACCTAGAACTAAAAAAATAGGAGGAACATGGCAAAGCGTTTATGGGATAGTGATAAAATAAGGAGGGTTATTATGAAAAAATTATTATATGTTTTTATAGCAATAACTGCATTAGCATTGTTGTCTGGATTTAAAGTAGATGTTAAAGAAGATGTTAAAGAAGAAAAAGAAGTTAAAAAAGTTGAAGTTAAAGAAGAAAAAGAAGTTAAGAAGGTTGATGTTAAAATGGCAAATATCAAAAATCAATTTTCAGTTTGGAACGGAGAACATAGATTTAGCGTTAAAATAATAAAGAAATCTTTAAATAATCCTTCCAGTTTCAAACATGTTAGCTCAAAATATCTTGTAAATAATAAAGACGAACTTAGAGTTTTTGTAACATATAGAGCAACAAACGCGTTTGGAGTTTTAATAAAAACAACAAACGGTTTTGTATATGATTTGAATAAAGATGGTACTATTAAAAAATTAAAAGAAATACAATAGGAGGATTTATGATAGAATGGATAGCAACGATGATGTCGATCGCAGGAAACATTTTTGTGAATAGAAAAAATATAACTGGGTTGTATATTTGGTTAGTAGGATCATTAATTTGGGTAATAATTGCTATACAAAATTTTAATTGGGCGCAGGTCGCTCTGTTTGGAGTCTACACAATATTAAACATAGAAGGGATTATCAAATGGCGGAAAAAATAAAGTTATATAAACATCAAGTAGATATCTTATCACAAACAAAAGACTATAACAAAGTTGCATACTACTTAGATATGGGACTAGGTAAAACATTTATAGCGTCCGAAAAAGCAAAGCAACTTAAATTACCTATTTTGGTTATATGCCAAAAATCTAAAATACAAGACTGGGAAAACCACTTCAATAAATTCTACAAACTCGAAGTAGACGTTATAAATTACGATTCAGTTTGGAGAAGAGATAAATACAAAAAAATGAAAGATTATACTCTTATATTAGATGAAAGTCAGTATATTAAAACAGCAACTTCTAAAAGAACAAAATATATACAAAAATTGAATTTCACAAATTTGATATTACTGTCAGGAACACCAGTCGCGGGTAAGTACGAAGAGTTACACACTCAAATAAAATTACTCGGATGGAACATAACTAAAAAACAATTCTGGGAAAATTACGTAAATTACACAATATTTATAGCAGCAGGTATACCAATAAAAAATGTTACAGGTTACAAGAACATCCCTCATTTGAAAAAAATGTTAAATAAATACGGTGCAGTATTTATGAAAAGCGAAGAAGCATTAGAATTACCCGAGCAGTTAGAGAAAAACATTGAAGTTAGAGAAAGTAAAGATTATAAATACTATAATAAACATAGTATTTTAAATGACATGATAGGAGACACACCGATTAAAAAACTTTTACATTTAAGACAACTAACAAATTCAAAAGAAAAACAAGACGCGCTAATAGATATTATAGAGTCGACTGAAGACCGACTTATAATTTTCTACAACTTTAAACAAGAATTTGAAGAGCTTAAGAAAATTATAAAGAAAAACATTTCTTGGGTAAACGGAAATGGAACTAATTTGGACGCTTATAACAAATACTCTAATTCAATAACTCTCGTGCAGTATCAGTCCGGGGCAAGCGGGTTGAATTTACAAAAAGCTAATAAAATAATATACTATTCATTGACATTATCGGCAGACTTATATATGCAATCTAAAAAAAGAACGCATAGGATAGGTCAAACGAAAACATGTTGGTACTATCATTTGCTTACAGGTATCGAACTGGAAATATTAAAAGTATTACAAACTAGAGAAGATTATACAATTCAATTATTTGAAAAGGGGTGATAAATATGATAGAAGGAACTGAAGTAATTTCAAATCACTTAAATATAACATTTCAAATTAAAGATGAACTAGTAGAAGCAATATTACTAGATTCATTTGAATTTGACAATGAAATATTTATGATTATAAAAAATAACGACTCGGATGGATTTTTACTTATAAAACGAGAACTAAATAGTGAAGAAGTGAAGTTAGCAGAAATAGAAGATATAACAAAAGTACAAGATGTATTATTCGATAAATTGTTAAAATTAGGTTTAATAAATAAGAAAGGAGATTTAGTATGAATATAATTATTGATGAGCAAACAGGACTATATGAAATTCACTTGGATGATCATATTGTAATTACAAGAGACTTAGATAAAACGCTAGATAGAATACGACGAGATGAGATCGAAAGTGAGGATGGTCAAAATGATAGTTAATAATATTCAAAATACTCAATTTAATACTTATCAATTTAACGATAGACCTCAACAACAATCTAATATGGACGATCTTAAACAATTGATGGTAATGATGATTTTATTAAAAATGATGGAAAACTTAAATACTTATGGGGCGAGTGGTGAAATAAATAATAACATAATGTTAGGCACCAACTTTGACGTAAGCGTATGACTGCTGAAACTAAGTTCAAAAACAAAGTTAAAAAATGGCTAGATAAAAACGGAATATATCACATACCTTATGGGGCATCTATGTATACAAAAGCAGGTGTACCCGATACTTTGATGTGTATAAGAGGTCGGTTTGTTGGTATTGAATTTAAAGCAGAAAAAGGAAAACTAAGTGAAATCCAAAAATACCAGATCGAACAAATTAGAAAAGCAGGTGGAATCGTATTTGTCTTATATCCAAAAGACTTCGACGATTTTAAAATAAAAATAAAGGAGATGGATTAAAATGGATAAACAAAAAACTTACATGATGTTGTATGATTTTATCGATGCATTTGGAGAAAGTTATAGAGAGTTGTATAGAGAGTTGGTGGAAGAAGTGTCAGAAGAAGAGTTAGAAATAGATACAGATGAATTGTTTGAAGGTTTAGAATTATTAAAGGAGATGGATTAAAATGGATAAACAAAAAGCTTACATGATGTTGTATGATTTTATCGATTTATTTGGAGAAAGTTATAGAGATTTGATGGAAGAAGTGTCAGAAGAAGAGCTGGCTATAGGTACAGATGAATTGTTTGAAGCTTTAGAATTATTAAAGGAGAAGCTAGATGAGTGATCCAATAAGCCCTAAACATTATAAAGACCATCCAAGCGGAGTAGAATGCATATCTATAACAGAACATATGGATTTTTGTATAGGCAACGCAATCAAATATTTATGGCGAGCTGGGAAGAAGGATGATAATATACAAGACTTGAAGAAAGCCATATGGTACATTGAAAGAAAAATAAGATTATTAGAGAAAGAAAAGGAGGATGTATAATGTTGCCAGAAAACAAAAAAAGAGAAGTTTCAATTAGTTTAACACCTGACATGTGGATTTACGGAAATAGCTACACAGGAAAGACAGTATTTGTAAACAGTTTCGATAACGTACTTATGTTAAACACTGACGGAAATGTTGATCATATTAATAGCCCAATTTTAAGAATCAAAGACCAAATTACTCAGCAAGGTAGATTGACTATTAGAAAATATGCTTGGTTAAACTTTAAAGAAATTGTGACTGAACTAGAAAAGAAAGAAAATACATATGAAACAATCGCAGTCGACTTATTAGAAGATTTATACGAACACTGCAGAGTCTATATGTATGAGAAATTGAAGATTGAGCATGAGAGTGACGCACAGTTTGGAAAAGGTTATGATATGGTAAAAACTGAATTTTTATCAACATTAAAGAGACTAAAAAATATTGGTTATCAAATAGTCTTTATATCAAAAGAAGTAAAACAAGAATTGAGAAAAGCTGGTGTACCTCAAACTTGGTTTAGACCTAACCTACCCGAAAAAATTGTAAACGTAATTGAAGGTATGGTTGATATAACTACTAGAGTAACAGCCGAAGGTACTAAGAGATATCTAAACTTTAAAGCGTCAGAGACTACTACTGGAGGAGGCAGATATAATTTTAGAGTTGACAAAGTTGAACTAAACAAAACGGCTTTTTTGGAATTAATTAAAAATACGAAAATTTAAAGGAGATGTTTATTATGGGATTTTTTGATGGAGATTTTGATTTAGAAGCGTTTAAGGCGGATTTTGAAAAACTAAACGAGGTTAAGAAAGAATATGCTGAAGTGGAAGCTGGACAATATGAAGTTAGAGTAGTAGGTTTAGAGCTTGGAAAAACAAAAGATGGTTCTAAAGATATGGTAAAAGTTCGATACCGTATTATCGCTGGAGTACACACAGGTAATTATCTATTTCAAAATCAAGTAATCACTAAAGGTTTTCAAATTAAAATTATAAATGATTTACTCGAGAGTTTCGAGAGTGGTTTAGAAATAAAATTTGAAGACCAATTTCAATGGTTAGACTTAATTGACAAAGTAAAGATAGCAATAGAAGACAAAGAATACGGATTAGACTATGGAGAAAACAACAAAGGATTTAAAACGTTCAAAATAACTAATGTATTTTAGGGGGACATCCCCCCCTGAAAGGGGGTAACATGTTAATAGCATATGACTTTGAGGTTTTTAAATATGATTGGTTAGTAGTATTTATAAATTTAGTCGATAATAAAACTACAACAATATCAAATAATAAAGACGAACTTAAAGATTTTTATGAAAAAAATAAAGGCGCGATATTTGTCGGTTATAACTCAAGACATTACGATCAATATATTTTCAAGGGTATTTTATTAGATATTAACCCACATGAACTTTCAAATTTCATAATACAAGAAGGAAGATTCGGATGGGAATACTCTAACAAATTAAACAAAATAGAATTAATAAACTTTGATATCAAAACTACTTTGAAAAGTCTGAAGGAATACGAAGGGTATTTTGGTAACAACATAATGGAATCCAGCGTTGATTTTACTATAGATAGAAAATTAACTGAAGATGAGCTTAAAGAAACTGAAAAATATTGTATACATGACGTTGAACAAACTATAGAAGTATTGACATTACAAAAAACTGAGCTAATGGCAATTATAAAATTAGTACAAATGTTTGCATTACCTAAATCTTATGTATCAAAAACGAAAGCCAATTTAGCGTCGATAATTTTAGGTGCACAAAAAGAATTTAGAAATGATGAATTTGAACTTATATTTTGCGACACTATCAAGTTAGATAAATACAAATATGTTTTAGATTGGTATAAAGAAAACAGAGACTATGCGGAAAAACTAGAAAGTATTATAGACGTAGTACCTACAATTTTTGCTTGGGGAGGGTGCCATGGAGCAATTGAGCATATAAAAGAAGAAGGAATAATTGTAAATTGTGATATAACGTCTTATTATCCTCAGTTAATGATTGAATATGATTTTCTAAGCAGGAATGTTAAAAATAAAGAATTGTTTAGAGAAATCAGGGACAAACGTCTTGAATACAAAAGAACAAAACAAAAAGAATATGCTAACGTATTAAAAATCGTAATCAATGCAACCTATGGAGCTTCTAAATCTAAAACGAATAATTTATACGATCCGCTGATGGCTAATAATGTATGCGTCAACGGTCAATTATTTTTATTGGATTTGATAGAAAAACTTGAAGGTTATTGGAAACCTATCCAATACAATACTGATGGATTAATTGGTAAAGTCGACAATTTGGAACAACTTGATAAAATAAAAGAAATTGCTAAGGAATGGGAAGATAGGACTAAATTTGAACTTGAATGGGACGTATATAATAAGATATATCAAAAAGATGTTAACAATTATATCATTATTGGAGACGATATAAAATCGAAAGGTAGTTTCAAAAAACCTTCTAAATTAGATTATAATTTACCAATCATTAAAAAAGCAGTTTTAGAGTACTGTATAAATAATGTTGACGTTAGACATACTATAGAAAAAAGTAATGATCTTATAGAATTTCAAAAAGTAATAAAGATATCTCATAAATTTACTCATATAGAACATAACGGACAAAAACTAAAAGAAAAATGCATACGAGTATTTGCATCTAAAGATACGAATGACGGGGGAATAGTAAAATATAAAGAAGATAGACCTCACAAACTTGAAGGTACCCCTGAATACTGTTTTATATATAATGAAAATGTAAATGGTGTAAAAATACCAAATAAATTAGACAAAGAATGGTATATTCAAAAAGCAAAAGAATATATAAATAGTTTTTAAGGAGGTTAAAATGGAACACGCTAAATTATCACCTTCGAAAGCGTTTAGATGGTTAAGTTGTATTCCGAGTGCTCACTTAGAATATCAAATAGCTGAAGAAGAAACTTCTAAAGCTGCTGAAGAAGGTACTAAAGCTCATGAACTTGCTGAGAAAGTATTAAAAAATGAAATTAAAACCGATGATAAACATATAAATGCTTATGTAGATTTTGTTAAATCAAAAGCTAGTTATAACTCAGAACTATATATAGAAGATAGAGTTGACTTGACGCAGATAGTGCCAGGTGGGTTTGGTACTGTTGATGCTATAGTGATAGAGAATAACTTATTAAATAGTAAACTACACATAATAGACCTTAAAACAGGAAGATACCCTGTTCAAGCTTTTCAAAACGATCAACTTAAATTATATGCATTAGGGGCTTTAATTAAATATTCTTTCAGTTTTGAAAGTATAATATTACACATATTTCAAACAAAAATAAATAATATTTCTAGTTGGGAAACTACTACAACAGACATTTTAAATTGGGCTATAAACATAGTGGCTCCAATAGCACGCCAGGCCTATGATGGTTTAGGGGAATTGAAACCTACACGAAATAATTGCAAATTTTGTAAAGCTAAAAAAATATGCGGAAAGGGCGTTTAATATGATAAAGAAAATTAAAAGTGATAAGTACGAAGACGTATATACAGTCGGTGATTTTGCACACATAACGGTAGGTAAATATACTTTTGTTGGTAATAGTTATCCAAGTGATTTTGTGTCTTATAATCAAACTAGAAAAAATACTAAAAGAATAAACGATCAAATTAGAGAAATAAAAGAAGATATAATGTTTAAAGATTGTGCTGGTAGTAAAGATTGTGAAGGAGTAAAATACCCAAAAGGAACTTTTTATTGGTCGACAACGTTTCGCAAAATAATATTTACAGATAACAAAGAACAATGGAGTTATTATGTATACATTAAAGCAAAACACTTAGATTACTATGACATGATAATGCTACAAGAGTGTTTAAAAGAGATAAGAGGAGATGATTAAAATGATGATTTTTGTAGCGCTAGTAGTTGGACTTGGTAGCTTTATAATTGGATTAGAAATAGGTTTTTATTTAGAGAATAAAAATCTTTTAAACAACTTACAAGATACAGTATGTTTTCATTGCGAAGAAAAAGACGGAGATAACGGCGACTATTTAATAATATATATTTGTGAAGATTGTAACGAAGAGGAGGAAGAATAATGGACGCTAAAAAAATGGTTGAGGAATATTTGTATCAAAATGACTGGAGAGTCAAGGAAAATTCATCTGTTATTTTTTCGATAGGGAGTTTATCGAAACATCTTTCAGAAAAGGTATCTGCTGAATATTGGCTTAAAGAAATATATAATTATAATATTACTAAAGCTCATATTTGGGGAGACATACACATACACGATTTGGGAGGACTTACAATTTATTGTTGCGGCTACTCTCTTAAAAATATAATAACAATGGGAGTCGATGGGGTATCAAATATTCCTAAGTCGAAGCCTGCTAAACACTTTGCTGCTATTGTAAACCAAATATGCAACTTAGCGACAATTTATCAAAACGAAATCAAAGGAGCCGTCGCTTTTAACAGTGTCGATACATTATTAGCACCTTATATAAAAGAAGATAAACTAACATATGCTGAAGTTAAACAAAATATACAAAATATGATTTTTAGTTTAAACAGTAACTCTCGAGGTGGAGCAGAACCTTCTTTTGTTAACATGACATTTGATTTGTGTCCGACAGAAACAATGAAAGACGAATTTTGTCTTCACGGTGATAAAGTTCTAAACTATACTTACAAAGACGTTCAAGAAGAAATTGATATTTTTAATAGAGCGTTTTTTGAAGTAATGTTGGAGGGAGATGCAAATGGTAAACCTTTTCCTTACCCGATTCCTACTTATAATATTAATAGTCGCTTTGACTGGAGCAATACTAATAACGAGGGCTTATGGGAAATGACAGGAAAGTATGGATATCCTTATTTCTCAAATTTTGTAAACAGTTTCTTAAATCCAGACGATGTACGAAGTATGTGTTGTCGACTTAATTTAGATCTTAAAGCTCTCAGAAAAAGAAATGGTGGGTTATTTGGTAGTGCAGACTCAACAGGGTCAATTGGAGTAGTAACAATAAATTTACCTCGTCTTGGAGCTATATCAAATACCAAGATTGAACTATTAGACAAATTAGATGATTTTATGGATTTAGCTGCTGAAAGTTTAGAAATTAAAAGAGATTGGTTGCAAAAAAACGTTTTAGACAAGAATTTAGTACCCGCTTATAATCACTATGTTGGCACTCTCAATAATCACTTTAGTACGATAGGTATTATTGGTATGAATGAGCTTTGTGTTAATTTTATAGGAGAAGATATATTGAGTAATGCTGGTATAAAATTATCTAAAGAAATACTATACTTTATGAGAGATAAAATTTTAGAAATTCAAGAGCGAACTGGAAACTTATATAATTTAGAAGCAAGTCCTGCTGAAGGTATATCTTATCGTTTAGCAAAAATGGATTCGATCTATAAAAATAGATTTGTTCAAGGTTTAGGTAAAAACGTGTATTACACTAATAGTACTCATATGCCTGTTTATGAAGTTGAAAATGTAACTCAACTTTTAGACCATCAAGAGAATTTTCAAAATTTATACACAGGGGGAACTGTAGCACATATTTATATTAATAATCCAATTGATAAAGATAAAGCCAAGAATATAATAAAATATGCTTGTACAAATTACACAATACCTTACATCAGCCTATCCCCAGTCAACAGAATATGCGATAATCACGGCCTAGTGGTGTCCGAGGAGGATTATTGTCACTGCGGTAAAGAATTTGAAAAGTATCAACGAGTAACTGGTTATGTAAGAAACGTAAATAATTTCAACATTGGTAAAAAACAAGAGTTTAAGGAAAGGAAACAACTATGATAGCTATATCAAATATAGAACATAATATCTTATATGACGCTCCGTTTATTGGGGCTCGTGTATCAGGAATTATTTGCAACTTTAATTGTAAGAATTGTATAAACGATGATTTAAAAAATAAATCTTATACTTACATGTATTCTCATGATATAATAAATGAAGTTAAAAATAATATGTTAAACGAGGGAATAATATTTGGCGGATTAGAATGGATGCACCAATTACACGATTTGAAAATTTTAGTAAACAAGGCATTTAAAAATAAACTTAAGATTATGATATATTCTGGATCAGATAACCCTGAAGGCCTAATAAAATTATTTGGTATGTATGAAGGTTTGTATATAAAGTACGGAAGATATATTGAAAATTCAGAATATATAATTGATTACGGTATAAAATTAGCAAGTAGTAATCAAAAAATAATCAAGATAGGAGAATGATATGTTAATAAAAACTCATTTCAAATATTCAAATCGCTTATATGAGTATATAAAAGATCGTACTAATTTAAAAGTAAATAAATATTTATTGAAACTAGGACATTTATTACCAGACTTCTTTCTACCAAAATACTTCTTCCGAGTACATAATTTTGTATATTATAAAAACGAAATTCAGAGGTCTCTTGATAAAATAAAACTTGGTAAGAATGTGTCTATAAATTTAGGAATAGTACTACATTTGATACAAGATCAATTTTCAAAATATCACAATCACGATATGTATAATTTATATAATCATTACAAATATGAATTCGATTATCATAATTGGTTTAAAAAAGAATTGGGAATTGTGAGTTGTGGTAAAAGCGAAACTAATATACTAAAACTAGTTAAAGACTTACATACAGACTATCTTTTTTATACAGATTTGCGTTGTCCGTTTGAATTAGATTATGCTTATAGTTACAAAGCGTGTGTTGGAGTTATAAATATATTGAGTTGGGGTGATAGTTATGAAAATATGCAACTCTTCTTACGTCATACTGGACATCTTAGATAAATCACTTTTAAAAAGAATAGAAATTGCTGGTAGGACGTGTTACAAGAGCGAGGACAAAATAACTGAAGATTCTGCTAGTAAATTCGTAAGAATGTTAGTAAAACGAGGACATGAAGCTATGATTGAACATGTGAGTTTCTCAGTAAAATTCATAGTTGATAGAGGAGTATCGCATGAGATAGTTAGACATAGACATTTTAGTTTCGCTCAAGAATCAACAAGATATGTAAATTATAACAAAAAAGGTATGGAGTTTATACAACCCAAACCTGTGGACGTGCCTGAAATGTACAGACTTTGGAAAGATATGATGTATTATGCAGAAATATATTATAATAAAATGATAGATATGGGTGTCAAACCAGAAATGGCTAGAAGTGTATTACCTAACTCACTCAAGACTGAAATTATAGTGACGGGTAACATGAGGCAATGGAGACACTTCTTGAAACTTAGAACACACAAAACAGCACATCCGCAAATAAGAGAAGTTGCAGTACCGCTGTTAGAAGAATTAAAACAAAAATTACCAGAGTTGTTTGAAGATATATAATAGGAGGTATATTATGAAACTAATTGATACTAATGTATTGATAGATTATCCTGAAATTTTAGATGAAGGCGGGTCTGTAATTCACTTATCATGCTTGGGTGAACTTGATGATTTGAAGTATAAAAAGCGGGATTTGATTGGAAAAATAAATTACGCTGGTAAGAAAATACAAACTAGTAATGTTGTGTTTGACGCAAGTGACGTTAGTGATGCAAAAGTCGACGACAAATTAATAAGTATAGCTAAAGAAAAAGATTATATTTTAGTCACGAACGATATACTATTATTTGTAAAAGCGTCTGCGACTGGAGTTAAAGTTGAGAATTATAAACCAAATAAGGAAGTTTATAATGGTTACAGAGTTGTGCAAATACCAAACTATGTTTTAAGTACCCTCGGTGTAAATCATGATTCTCAAGTAGAAGCTTATAGACGTTATATCAAACAATTCGATTTTCACGCAAATGAATATATTGTGTGTACTGACATTTTCGATCAAGTACTTAAAATATTTACTTCATCATTCGAGGTTATAAACGATAGTTCTTTTAAAAATTCATACAGCGGAGATATAAAACCTATAAATTTACAACAAAGACTTGTGTTTGATATGCTTAAAAACGATGAGTTACCAATAAAACTCATAACTGGTCGATTCGGGAGCGGGAAAGATTTTCTAATGATAAACTATGCACTCAAACTTATAGAAGAAGGTGAGTTCAATAACATTACTTGGATCCGTAATAACATACAAGTCAAAGACAGTGAAGATATCGGCTTTCTACCTGGATCACTACTAGAAAAAGTACTACCGTTCGCAATGCCCTTGGCAGATCACCTTGGGGGTACAGCAGAATTAATGGAGAAGATTGGTCAAGGTGTTATTCAACTAGAACATCTAGGCTTCATTAGAGGACGTAACATAGAGAACTCTATCATATACTGCACTGAAATTGAGAACATGACTGTAAGTCAAATACAACTTATAATATCTAGAGTTGGACAAGGTAGCATACTATTGATGAACGGAGATTCAAAACAAGTCGACAAAGAAGTTTTTAGACTTAACGACACGATAACAAAAGTGATAGATAAATTTAAAGATAACGATTTATTTGGTTATGTTAACTTAAAACACACTGAACGATCTGAAATAGCAAAGATGGCGGATCTATTAGATTAGGAGGTAACCTATGAGAGTATTAGTAGCTTGTGAATTTTCAGGTGTAGTTAGAGATGCATTCAGGAAACGAGGACACGATTCTTGGAGTTGTGACATATTAGATTCAAATTCTAAGTATCACATAAAAGACGATGTTGTAAAACATTTGGATGAAGGATGGGATTTACTTATAGCACACCCTCCATGTACTTATATAAGTAACGCTGGAGCTAGACACCTATACCCAAATAAAATTTTAAATGAAGATAGGTATGTTTTGGGCTTAGAGGCTAGGAAATTATTTATGGTGTTATATAACGCGAATATCAATAAAATATGTGTTGAAAATCCAACACCAAGTAAAATATTCGAACTACCCAAACACTCTCAAGTTATACAGCCGTACCAATTCGGGCATCCATATTCAAAACGAACGTTGCTGTGGTTGAGAAATTTACCAGAACTAAAACCTACAAATGTAGTGGATGTTGTTGAGTCAACTAAAGTCGCTGGTAATTGGTTTAATAAAGGCGGTAAAGACAGACAAAAGAATAGAAGTGTAACTTTTGCTGGTATAGCTGAAGCTATGGCTGAACAATGGGGATGTTAATATGAAATATATATCTCAGTATAATTAAAAGGAGATGATTAATATGAAACCGAAAGATAGGCTAGAGCTGACTTGGATAGGAAAATATGATGAAGTTAAAGCTGAACCAAGAACCTTGATTGAGGATGTAGAAAAGTCTTATGGTGATAAGAATTCACAAAACATGTTGATTAAAGGAGATAATTTACTTGCTCTAAAAGCACTAGAGCAGGAGTATACAGGAAAAGTAAAATGTATTTATATTGATCCTCCATATAATTCAGGAAATGCTTTTGAGAAGAAGTATGAGGACGGACTTGAGCATTCACAATGGTTAACTCTTATGAAACCAAGATTAAACTTGTTAAAAAATTTACTCAAAGAGAATGGGACATTGGCAATACAGATAGATGATCATGAATATGCAAGACTATATCTTCTGTTATGTGAAATATTTAATGAAAAGAATTTAAAGACTATTTGTGTGAGGATGTCTGAACCTACTGGAGTTAAAATGTCTCATGCTATCAATAACGGAAGAATTCCAAAATTAAAGGAGTATATTGTTATTGCTAAAAAAGATGGAATTAAAGATTTATGGATTGAACGAATTCCAAAAGAAAAATGGGATAATGAGTATAAGACAATTCTATTGAATGTTAGTAGAGATGAAATAAACTTTATTAAATCTATTAGAGATAATGAGGAAAGAGATAAAGAAAGTATAGAAGCTTGTGATAAAATTCTTGCTAAGTTACAGAGTCAAACATTGTCAATTTACTATAAAGAAAAAGGAATCACAAATGAAAAGGAAAAATTAAATTTCAATTTTGAGAACTCATGGAGAATAATTAGAACAGTATCAACATCGGCATGTGTTAAATTATTAGCAGATAAAAAAAGAGTTAATACAGCAGCAAAATTCTTTACAATTATAACTCCACAGAGAAAGATGTATATTATAAAAAATGGATATAATGATGTAATGGGAGATCCTAGAATAAAAATGATTTTTTCTGATGACTATCTAACGCTACATCCAGGTGATATTTGGAGTGATATAAAAACTACTGGGCTAGATAATGAGGGAGGAATTAACTTTAAAAATGGCAAAAAGCCAGAGGCTTTAGTAAAGAGAATAATCTCTATGGCAACAAACGAAAACGATATTGTCCTTGACTCATTCCTAGGGTCAGGTACAACAGCAGCAGTAGCACACAAAATGAATCGTAGATGGATAGGTATAGAACTTAACGATCATTGTGATACTCACTGTGTACCACGTCTTAAAGCTGTAGTGGATGGAACAGATCAAGGTGGTATTTCCAAGGCTGTTAATTGGAAAGGTGGAGGCGGATTTAAATATTATACACTTAATTAAAAGGAGATGATTAATATGAAACCGAAAGATATTAAAGAACATTTAGACAAATACATTGTTAAACAGGACGATGCTAAAATAGCGTTGTCTATAGCACTCTACAATCATAAATTAAAAATAAACAACCCGAACTTATTACTACCTAAGAGCAACTTGTTGTTGAAAGGTGAGACTGGGACTGGTAAAACGTATATGTGTACCAAATTAGCTAGTATATACCAAAACATACCTTTTCTAATAGTAAATGCGTCCGAATATACAAAGACAGGTTGGAGTGGTAAAGATTTTACTGAAGTAATCGAAGATTTATATAATGCATCTGGTAAAAATATAGAACTGACAGAGCAAGGAATAATAGTACTTGACGAAGTGGATAAATTGATTGGAAAAGGGTCTGGGGAGTATAGCGAAGTGGATGGGCACGGAAGACAGCAGAGTTTATTGACAATTTTAGAAGGTTCTGACGTAAAAATAACAGATGAGTGGGGTGTGTCGGTTAATATAAACACATCTAATATACTTTTTATTGGTATCGGGGCTTTTAAAGGGCTTAGAGAAATACAAGAAACAAGGTCTAAGAAAAGACGAGTTGGATTTGCTATTAAATCAGAAACACTAGATACCGAATCTGGTATTACGACTGAAGATTTGGTACAATACGGCTACATGCCTGAGTTTATTGGTAGATTTCAGGAAATAGTTGAGTTAGAAGATTTGACAAAAGCAGATTTAAGAAATATATTACTTAATACAGAAGACAATGAGCTTGATCGATATATTAATTATTTTGAAGTTGCAGGTAAAAAAGTAAATGTACACAAGATGATAAATAAAATAGTAGATAAAGCTTTGAAAAGTAAGACTGGTGCTAGAGGTTTAAGAAAAGCATTAAACGATCATTTCAGGAAAGACATGTTTAATGTGAAAAAGGGGGTAATGTGATGGACTTAATAGATCTTGCATTACAGACACGTGACAAAGAATGGTTTGAAAAATTAACAAAAGATATGGTCAAAGGTGATGTTGAAATCGTAGTATATGTAGAACGAGGTATTTTGGAACTTAAAATTTTATCTTGGGAAGAGATGGAATATAGTGAACCAATAATTTTGCATAATACTAATATTTCAGATTTGGACAGAATAAAAAATGCTATAGAATTATATATTAGTAAAAAATTCTGGGATGTACTTGAAAATTACAATTTTAATTTTTATAAATTTTACTCTGGGACTAACAATGGTGCGGCTATGATTGTAAATTTGAATAATGAATTCGAAGAACTAATATATCAAGTAACAATCAAGGAGGTGGATAATGTATAAGGGGTATTTTGTCACAATTGGCAAAAAGAAACCTCGAAACTGGCGGGATGCTATTATACGTGATTACGAAGAGACTAAAATATTATCTAAACACACTAATAAAGATATAAAAGCCTTCATCGATGACGATATTTTGGTTATTGACATAGATGAGTCTGTAGAAGCTGAAAAATTTAAGAAGGCGCTTGAATATAAGGGCGTGACCACTCAATATATCAAAACGAGTAAAGGAATTAACTTCTTTTTTAAGACCTCAAAGAAATTCAAGAAAAACATTATGAATACACTTGGATTAAAAAGTGTTGAGTGGTTGCAGAACAGTGCAGACAAACAACCTATAAGTGTAAGTTTAAAAATTGATGGAGTGTTTAGAGAGATAGTTAACGATAGTATAATAGCTGAATTACCAAAATGGTTTTTCCAGGATCGAGGAATAAATATAGATCGTGAGTTGAAAAATGAGAGTCTGTATAATCTTATGATACCTTTGAAAAAAGCGGGAGTGACTTATGATGTATATTTGGAAATAGCTCATATAGTAAACGAATGTGTGTTCGATACAAAACATGATCAATTTAAGGACGCTGTTAGAAGTGATGCTTGGGAAGCGATAAAAGTAGATAATAAGAAAGTGTTTCAACAAATATCAGAAGAATTTAGAAACAAGACAACGGTTTATTTGTTTGATGATGATTTGTATAATGAATATATGGGGAGTTTAGAGCTGACTACAGATCTCGTAATTAGAAATATGGTACGAGGATATGCTACAAAAGATTATGTAGAAGCTATTCGTGAAATAAAAAGTGATTTAATAAGACAAAGAATAGACCCGAGAGAGGATCCTGAAAAAGTGTACTTCAAAAACGGAACATATTATAGGGGTGAGTTTACAGATGACGTGGTGTTTCACATAAATCAAATACAAATGAATTATTGCGAAAAACCAAAATATGAGTCCGAGGCTATTAAATTTATAGATAATTTAGCGTGCGGAGACGATGAAGTTGCTTTATTGCTACTACAGATGATAGGGTACTGTTTCATGAGACATCAAGACCACATGAAGTATTTTTTGTTGGTAGGGGAGGGTCAGAACGGGAAAAGCGTCCTAGCCAAAATAATCAGCGGTATTTTTAACAGTAACTTCTACAAGAACTATACTTCGATTTCCATGAAAAATTTAAGTGGAAACTTTAGCCTTCATAACCTGAAACATAAATTAGTTAATTTCCCAACGGAAAACTCAGGTCAGTATGTAGACGAGGACGTTATAAAGACGATTGTTTCTGACGATTTAATAGATGCTGACGTCAAAAATCGTGAGCGTACTCAATTCGTTTCATATGCTACTCAAATATTTAGCTCAAATAAATTAGCGAGTAACAAAGACGGAACACTAGGTGGAACTTCGAGAATGGTTGTTATACCGATGAACGCCAAGTTTCCAAGGTCAGGTTGGAGAGCGGAAGATACCGATATTGAGCGAGTTTATAGAGAAGATAAGGTTGGGTTTTACGAAAGCTTTATTCCGATTGCATTAGAAGCATACGAGGACGCTCGAGTGAACGGGTTCGCGGTACCAAAAATAGTTGCTGAGGCAACAGAAAAACACATTAGACAAAGTAATCAGGTACTAAGATGGATGGAGGAGAACGATTATAATGCGGATAATTTAGCGGGTGTAAACGGTGCTACTAATATAACGTTTAGTAATACGCCTCAAGAAATATATGAAGAATTTAGAACAGATATGATTCGAAGCGGTGTTAAACATGTATATGGACGAGGTAGATTTTACGATGAAATATTTAAACATTATAGTTTAAGTATTAAAATAATACGCCTAGAGGGTGGGCTATATAGAGTATTTAGATAAAATGTTACAGTGTTACAGTTTTGTTACAGTTTTGTTACACTTTATTACACCTCCAAAGCCTTGCGGTGACTGGATTGTTACGTTGTTACACTTTTTTATTAAGTTATTATAATATTTTATATATATAAATAAGTTAGTTAACATATTTACATATGAATATATATACAAACTTAAAAAAAAATGTGTAAAAGTGTAACACAGGTAAATCAAGGCTTTGAAGGCTGTTTTTTGTTACGGTTACAGTTTTTTGGTTAGGAGTGATAAAACATGTACTATATATGAAGGAGAATGTGGATTTGAGTACAGAAAGGAACGGTAGGGGGTATGTAAATAGCTAGAATTTGAAGCCCCTAGAGT